CTCCTGTAGTAATGATAACAGGACTAGTATCTGTTGCTAAATCAATTACACCAAAGCTTTCATAAACTTCATTAGTTTTATAGTATTGACCTGTTTGAACACTTGTAGTAACGTTATTGGGTAAATTGTGGGGGCATACAGTAGATTTGTTATTTACTACAATGAAACTTTCATCATTAGGTCTTCTTAATAAATTAGAAGCACTAGCACAACAATAGATAAGTTTTTTAATTTCCTTTTCTAAAAAATAAGGTAATCCCATTTTATTTTAAGTTTAATTTGTTAAAAGAAAAAAAAGGGAGAGGTTTCTCTCCCTTTTTATATTAATAGGTATTATCCTAAACCATCTTCAGTTGGGTCATTGTAATCAGAAGTGTAAACTACATCTTCACAATCACAATTAGCTAAAACAGGGTCCATAGCTTCATAACCTTCTACTGCAAAGAAAGCATCAAGAATAGGTAACAAACCATTAAATGTTGTGTTAGCACTACCACCAGTAGTACATTGAGCAGCAACAATAGTGTTCATTTTGTTTTTGTATTCTTGCCATCCTCCTACAGATTCAGGAGAGTAATGAAGGTTTAATTGGTTGTATTTACCTGCATTAGTAGAGAATCTTTGGAAGTTAGTAAATGCTGTTCCCAACATTTCACCTACTCTGTAAGGACCAGGTTTTCCATTGTATCCACCTGCTTCATACTCTAACCATCCAATATCTTTACCTTGACCTTCACCAAAAGAAGGCTCAGCAAAAGTAGCTACAACTGCATCACAGTTTAATGGCTCAAGAAGAGAAACAAGCATTTTAAATTGTACATTCTTGTAATATTTAAGAGGAACATTACAATAAGCATACACTTTAGAAGGAATAGTTACAAGTCTTACACCAAGACAAAGACCAGGATTAGCAGCAATCCATGCAGCAACGTCAACAGCATTAATTACAATAGGAGTACCAGGAGTAGTAGTGTAGTCAATGTATTGAGCTAACACAATACCATCTTTGTCAGCATTAACTGCATTTACAAGAAGTTCAGCAAGTTCATTGCAATCTCCATCAGGACATGCACAACCTGAACCACAACAACTAGTAGTAACAGAAAATGTTTTTGAGAATTGGTTAAAACCAAACATCTCATAAGCTTGAGTATTACCTCTAAATTCTACTTTAACTGAATAAGTAGTTTCACAGTTAATGTTACTGAAATCAGTAATGTCTACTGTGTGAGATCTTTCAGGGTTATAACATCTGAAAGAATAAGCATCAAGATATGCTCTTGGGATATTTGTACCTGCTGATGTAGCAATTGTATCTACAACACCATCACCATTTTCATCTACACCTACTGCAAGAAAGATTGCTCTTTCATTAACAATAGTAGCTGCACTTTGAGATAGTCCTGTGGTATAAGAGAATACACCAATCTGACCAACAGCAAGAGAAGTAACAGGTAAACCTGCTCCTAATACTGCTTGATCATTTAATGGTACAAGCACTTGAAATACTGGATTATTAGCACTCATTTTTTAAAAATTTTAATTGTTTAGAAGACTAATTTTAGATTGTTTAATTTGATAATCAGGAATTTGCAATTGACCTGTAATAATCAATGCTGCTAAATCTACAATTTCTCTATGAGTATGATCAGGTAACTCACAATTTTGACTACCTGTTAGTACAACACCATTAGGTAGTTTATAAGTTCCCCCTACATAATCTTGAGCATTTTGCATATAAGCAGGTTTCCTAATATAATTAAATTCACATATAGAGTTTACAATAAAGGTTTCATCACTAAAAACACGAAGTCCATCTTCAAAAAATCTAACATTTACTTCTAACCAATCAAAGTCACTACTATCAAAAGGACTTTCTTCGTGAGTATCATCATGTTGTCTGACAAACAATCTTGCTTGTACATTTTGACAATTTCCTCTACTAATACAAGCATACCCTGATACAAAGAATAAATAATTTTGTGGCAAGGTTACTGTGTAAGAACTAGAGTTAAATATAATAGCAGGAAGAGGAGTAAGCTCATTAACAACAATTGTTCTAATGTCATCTATACTCCTCTGGTTTACCTCAAAACCATATCCATTTTTAGACCTTGGTTCAGCAATCATCTTAATAAAGACTTCTTGAGCTTCATTTAGTGCCCAATCAATTTCAGGAACTCTAAGGTTTCTGTATTGTTGTGAGTCTAATTTATTAAGTTTGACTTTTAAGTCATAATGCATTGCTCTGATATCCATGCCTGCTATCTATAATTTTTAATTTAATTTTTCTAAAATTCTTGCTTTAATTTCCTGATTCTGTGGTGATAAGAAATATTCTACCACATCATCTACACTGTGTCCAAGAATATCACCCATGTAATAAATTCCTGAACCTTCTTTGTTTAATATGTTTTTATATAATGCTTCTACCACCATACCTTTAACATATACAAACTGTTTGTCTAATTTAGAATATCTAAGGAAATCATTAATTAAATCTCCTTCTATAATCTCTCCTATTTTAACCTCAATAAATTCATTAGATTGTTTTCTTACTGAAATATCTAAAAGAATCTGAATGAGTGATACTTTTTGCTCTTTAGTTAACTTATCTGCAATCTTATATGCTTCTTTCTTTTTATTGATTTTGTGTGCTTCTATTTCAATATGCTCACTTTCATCATAAAGAATATGAGTTGCTAAAGGCCACAAACCTTCTTGATATTCTTTTTCAGAATTAGCAACATATAAAGATGCTTTGTAATTTTTAACTTTAATAAAATCTAATGGCTTAGCCATATCTAAAATTAAAGTTCTGTTTGGAAATTTTAAATGAGCTACTTTTGTACTCCAAAACTCATGTGGTTTATTTGGGTTAAAAGTATCACCTAAATCTACTCCCATTAACTCTCCATATTTTTTTGCTTCTTCCTCTGTTAATCCTGTAGCATATTTACCTGTTGATGGATTATACAATATTTGAGAAGACTTGTCTTGAGCAAAATTATCTTTACCTGATTTACCATGCCATCTTACATTTTCAATAGGTCTTAATTCAACTAAGTTTGGATTTCTTTCTGACATAATTCTTAAATTTTTGATTTTGAGGTTTTTAAAAAGTGAGGGAATAAATCCCTCACTTTTTTATTTTATATTATCCACGAGATAGTATTAATTCACCACAACGAGATACATCTTCCATGTGAATACCACATTGGTCTTTAACATGCATTTCATAGTAGTCACCAGAGTGAGAAGCAAGTTTGTTGTTAACAGGACCATAAGGTGTAACAAGACCTGCAGTATAAATCAATGACATACCACCTTTTTTCTTAATACGCTTGATATTAGATTCTCCTTTTTCACCAGAGAAATCAAGGAAAGTAAATCTCATTGATTCAGTAGGATAACCTGTAACAGGGTCAATTTCAAAGTTAATCTCTCTATCATCATAAAGAGGATTGTGAATCAACTCAAGTTCAGCACCGTTAGCCATTCTATACTTAACAAACTGATAACCTGCTACTAATGAATTATCATTATAAGGAGATGTAGTTTTGTCAATAAACAATTGGTCAACAACTTGGATAAATCCTTTTTTCTCCATCCAATCTTGGATTGCACGATGGAAAATAATCATACCATATTCACCTGTAAATGCTTTGATTTTTCTTTGTCCACCAGGTTTAACACGAGAGTAGAAAATGTCCATCAAATACTCTTCAATAAGAGTAGCAGTTAGGTGTGTATAATAATGAACGTGAGAATCTTCCAATTGCTCTTGAATACCAGGACCAGAGTAGATAGGTCTACCATTAGCACCAAGAACTGAGTCTGTACTTCTAGAGTACCAGTAACCTCTTTCTAATTCTTTGTACCATTGTTGCCAGTATTCTACTTCAGCATACTTAATCCAAGTGTCATGCATTTTACCTTGTGGATCTGGAACTTTAACAGCCAAAACCTGATTGTGTGCATCACCTGTAATTTGGTATTTCTTTCTAAAACGAGAAAGTCTGTTTTTCAATGTAATAGGAAGAGAGTATTGAGTTGAACCTGATTGCTCTCCTGCTTCTTCATATTGATAAAACAATTTTGCCCATTGAGTCCCTGGTTGTAGGTAACTTACAGGTAAGAAATCAGCACCATTATCTGACATTAATCTTACTGTGTAAATCCAACCTTTACCATGTCTGTAAGGCTCTTCTTGGATACGAACTTGATATTTTTTGTTAGTAGTAACAGGGTGAATAACATCACCAGGAACAAACCAGTTTTCATCAAGTTTAATTTTAAAGTTTTGTTTTAACTTACCAGGAGTTGTGTTTGAAGATGGTTCAACATTTTCAATTACAACTAAAGGTCTAGTAGAACCTGTTCTTAATCCCCATTCCCACTCGTTAGAAGAAATTTCTTCTTCCTTAGCAGTAGATGAAAGAATGTAAGTCATAGGGTTATCAGAATAACGAGTTGCGGAAAACAACTTTGTCATAACTGATTCAAATACATGTGGCTTAGCAATAAGAGCAGCACCTAAGTGATTTAGGTCTGTCATGTTTGCATGCCAAGGCATTTGTTTGGTAATTAACTTGTTATTTAATTGTGCCATTTTTTAAAATTTTTTTTACTAAATTAAAAGTAATCAGCTAAACCTTTATTGCGACTTCCTTTTGTGCTATTAATTATATTAGACTTTTGGTTGTTGATTTTATTTCTTGCATCTTTAATAACTTCTGTTTTTGCTTTTTCTTTTACATCTGTAATGTCAAAGTCAGAAGAAATAAGTTTTGCTAACAAAATCATTTTCTCTTTATTCTTAAATACTTCTTGAAGGTCATTCTGAAATTGAGTTAGGTATTGACTGTTTTGCAATTTTATTGCAGGTTTTGTCATATAACCATGTAACTCTTTTTTATCCTTCTGTGTTAAAGTCCAATCTTTAATTGAAGAATTAGAGTCAATTAAATTCTTCAAATCTTTTATTAAAACTTTCTTTTGTTCTTCTTGTCTTAAAGCATTCTGCTTTTGTACTTCTACTAATTTTTCTTTTTGTTCTTCATATCCTTCTTTAATTTGCTCATGAAACTTGGCAGCATATTTACTTAACTTACCAGATTCCTTTAGCCATTCTATTTTATCTTCAATATCATCATCATCTAAATCTTCATAGTTTTTATAATAATATTCTAAAAACCTTTCCTGAGATTTAATGTCACCTGTAATGGGTTCAGGTACTTCTGATAATTCCTGATACATTTGAAAAAACTCAGATGTGCTTCCTCCTTCTCTTTTAAACTTTAAGAATGCTTTAGCATCATCATCTAACTCATTCATAAAATCTTGAATAGCTTCATCAAGTCTTGTTTCAATTTCTTCTTCTTGAATTTCAACAAACTTGTTATAGTCTATTTCTTCAGAATCATCAACATCAATACTAAGAACACCTTTAGTTTTTAATTCCTTGTAGATGTCTGACCATTTAGAATCAAGTTCTTTAGCTTTAATTTCTTCTTCATCAAAGAAATCATCTACTTCTTCATTTGATTCATCTTTAGCAGAATCTAATTTTTCAGGACCATTTTCATCTGCTTCTTTTACTGTTGATTTTACTTCAGGTGTTGGTTCTGTTTTTACTTCAAAAAACTCATCACCATTATCCCAATTAAAATCTGCCAAGCTTACTTCTTCTTTTGTACTCATAAACACAAATTTAAGTTTGAAAATTAAATATTTTTAAGTTTTATCCTTAAAACTTTTTTTGAAATTACTAATTACCTTTTTTATTTTTATCTTTTTCTTTTTCTTTTTGCAACTTAATTTTTTCTAAATCTAATTTCTTTTGATGGTCAAATTTCTTTTCATCTAAATCCTGTTTTCTTTGTTGAATTTCTGCATCTAGTCCATGTTGAGCAATTTCTAAAATATCAGGTTTACCATCTCTGTCTATATCTTTATCTTCACTAAATCCTAAAGACATAATTGTTTGTTTTTGTATTTCTCTTTCTGTTCTTGCTTTTTCTTTCATCATATCAGTTTCTCTATCAAACAATTTCATTTCTTTTTGGTGAGCAATCATTTCTTGTTGCATTTGTTGTTGTTTTTCTAACTGAGACATTTGTTCTCTTTGCATTTCTTCTCTTTTCTTAGATTCAGATGCTTCAAGTAATTCTTCAGCTTCTTGTACTCCTTCTGCTCTAACCACTTTAATAACATCAGATAAATCAATTCTTTGAGATTGCATAGCAGCATGTGCTAATTGTGCTACAAG